GAAAAAATATCAAAAACTAAAGAAGGTTCTAAAGAAAGGCTTGAATTAGAAAATGAACTTCTAAACAAAGAAGAGGAGCTTGAAAAGAAAATGGTGGATTTGAGCATAGGACTTACGGAAGAAAAGGAATCAAAGAAAAGCGAAATAACAGCCACATATACTAAAAAAAGAAGAGCATTAAATGAAAAGACAGACAAACAAGAAGAGAATCACGCAGAAAGAATAGTTAAAATTCTGCAAGAATCTCAAGACTTGATTGAAAGAAGTGAGGGAGATTCCTTTTCAAGAAGGCTTGCAAGATCAAACCAGACCTTTGAAAAGATGAGGAGGAAGATTCAGGAAGAGATAGATAGGATAGAGAAAATTGTAGATAAAACACCTGAAGAGTCTGCGTTTCTTGAAGGATTAAAAAAACAAATGGAGGGGGTTACAAATGCGGGAGAAGAGGCCGCATCTGCAATTACAATGAATGAAGTTGCCAATACTATTGGCAAAGTTGGAGATTTATACGGTGAATTATCCAAAAGGCAATCGGTTCTTTACGAGAATGAGCAGAACAACCTCAAAAGGATGCTTGACCAAAAGCTGATAAGCGAAGAGGAATACGAGGCAAAATCTCTTGAATTAAAAAAGAAGCAATTTGAACACGAGAAACGAGCCGCAATTGCAGGGGCATTGATTGATGGAGCGGCAGCGGTTGTGAGGGCGTTGAAGAATCCTTTAGAGGTGGCCTTTGTCCTTGCAATGACTGCGGCTCAAATAGCCACCATTTCTGCCCAACAATTCCCTGGCTTCAAAGAAGGGGTGATTGACTTGCAAGGCGCAGGCACGGCAACTTCCGACAGTATCCCTGCAAGGCTATCGCGAGGCGAGTCGGTAATGACCGCAGACGAGACCAAACGATACAAACCCGTTCTTCAAGCTATCCGTGATGGTGAGTTTGAGGCGTTTGTAGCAAAGAAATACACAGGTGGCATAGCAACGCAAAGACAAAAGGATTCGTTCGCCCAGAACATCTCTAATTCGTTTGAGATGCAAACCGCAGAACTTGCCAATCTTCTTCGCCAAAACCGCAAGGTGGCCGTTAAGAATGTTGACGAACTTGCAAAGGCGATTAATTACCGAGGCACGGCCTACAAGGTTCATAGAAGGAGGGCTTGGTAATGGCGAATTTTACTGTTACTCTTGACGGTCAGGTATTGACCAATGAGCCGATGGGTTTGCAAGAAAACTCAATTTCCATTCAGCGCAACCAAGACCTCCCCGGTTTATTCACCACGATGGTCTCCGACCTTGAGTTTTGGGGCGATGGCTATGAAATCTTGTATACCTATTACAAGGCCAACGACCTATGCAAAGAGGTTTCCTGTGAAATTGTTGAGGATTGTGCTGATGGATTGAATTTCAAGGGCATCATTTATATAAGCGATGTGGAGTTTAACTCCTATAAATGTATTGCGATTTGCTCGGTTGAAGATGATACCGTGCAAGGAAGATTGATACGTCTTAAAGACTTGCTTATTCCAATTAATTCAGTAAACGCTCTAACTCTTAATGGTGATCCATTAGTTAATTGCCAATCCCATCAATTTAATACAGGCACGACCTATGGAAATCGCTTTGCCTTTAAGATGTATGATTTATTTCAGTATTTGGTTAATTATCTAACCGATAATACCGTGATATTTCAAAGTGATATCTTTACAAATACCGATTATAGGCCTCAGATGATTGAGCTGAACTGCGTGTTTTCGGTGGCGGGATTTCCTTTGGAAATGAAGTGGATTGATGTGTATGGCAATGAAGTTACCAGAGTTTTTGCCGCACCACCTCTTTATGCCGTTACAAACAACGCCACCTATGCTCAAGCCATTGCCACAGTCCTTAACCAACAAGTATTTACTGATTCAGGGGGCAACAGTTATCAGGATATCGTTTTCCCTTATGCAGCAATACCAACTACGGATGGAGTAAATGACTTTGTGGAGGTTTATTTCTACCACCAAACGACATTTACGGCAATTAATGTCCTTGCCGGGGCAAGCACGGTGACGATTAATTCAACGGTGGATGGCACTTATGGGCTTAATAATTTATATTTAAGCAATACAACTTTGATAGAACCTGCGGTTTCAATGCCGTCTATTTCGTTCTCTCAAATGTTTCTTGGTATAAGTTCGTTCTTTAATTTGAGTTTATCTTTTACAAGAGTAGGAACACAACTGTACCTTCGTGCGGATAGCCAACCGTATTTTTTCAGCAATACTCAATCAATAGCATTAACGGATGCTAAAGATGTAATGCTCAAAACGGACAACCCGCTTGTTTTTTCAGTTTTGAATTACAGCAATCCAACGCTTAATAACGCGTCTATATTTTACCAAGATGCAGGATATGCTTCGGCTGAATGTTCAGAAAATCAAGCGGAAACATCAGATTTTTTTCTTATTCCGAACGACTACTACAATGGTAGCGTTGCCTCTCCCGCTCCAACGGGCGGCTTGTACTATGGCTTTTCTGCAAATCAAGAAAACAAATGGATTCTCTTTGAAGAGAATGTTGACTTACCGACAACTCCAAAGACTATATTAAATTTGGTTCAGTCGGGGACCGTATCTTCTATCAATCAGCAGAACGCTATCATAAGTTACCCAATATCCTACACCTATGCCGGGTCGTGCATTCACCCCTTTGCCGCGAAGAACTATCTCTTCCGCGCTCCGTTGGGAATGCGATATGCGGGGTACTTGTTGGCGAACAACCTCCCGATTAGGATAGCCAAGTCGCTCTCATTTGAATATCCTTTAAGCAGGGCCGAGTTTAACCAAATCAGCAATAATCCAACCAATTACATCGTGGTGAATGGCACGAGAGGGTGGATTATGAACATAGAGCATAATTTGAAAACAGGAATGACTACCTTTGAACTTCTAACGGAATGATTACTCCCAACCAACCCATTGTCTGCGTAGATAGCACTCTTGGAAGCACAAACCAAGTCCCTTCCGATTGGGATAGCAGGCCATCGTACTATTCAGGGGATTTCACTTTTGTAACGGGAGGCGTTCAAATAGGAGGAGGCACGGCAAAGACAACGGTTGATTTCTTGAAGGCTCCCTGCAAGAATGCTATCCTGCGAATCTATGTGGACGCGCTATCTCTTGCGGCAGGCTCTACGGCAACGCTTGCAGGACTGAACAACCTGAACATTGATTCTGTTGGTTGGTGGCAAATCCCAATTACGTCATCCATATTTGACATTATTCTCGGAGACCCGTCCGACATTATCGTTATCACCGATATGGAGATTTATTGCTTCTCGGTGGACGAGGAAGAATGCACCAACTGCAAGACCGGGGATTACTCTCAACCCATCCTGATTAACCGCTCACCGCTTCCAACCAACACGGATTCATTGTCTTTGCAGATGGAAGGCATCTTCTGCCCGACAAGCATCGTTTTGAACTTCTGTGAAAGCCCAGTCTCTTGGATTTTGGCAACGAGTGCGCCCTACGATGATCAAACTTGGATTGAGTTTTTGGACGAGCCTTGCTCTTTGGTTGTTGATGGGGGATGCACTCCTGAACAAGCAACATCCGCTTGGGAGGCAACTGCCGAAACAAACATTGACCTTGTAACGGGAGGGCATTATTCTATCACCTTAACCCTTGGAGAGCTTGATGAAGAGTTTTGTGGCAATGTTGACATCCTCCTTGACGGGGCTATCGTAAGCAATGCGGAGAACATCGCTTGCCCAGGTGAGCATACCTTTTACTTCACTTGGGCAGGAAGTTCAGGTCTTTTCCCATTAGTCATCCGCGTTCAAGCTCAAAATGTTAATGGCGTTTACAAAGCGAAGATGGAGCTTGTTGGGATCGCGATAAACAGGGCATCCGGGGCAACCGTAACGCTTCTGCCATCCAATTCCTTGACGAGCGTTAGTTACGCCAACAACTTCAAGACCAGCTATGTCTTCGGGGCATTTACCGCAGCGCAGCCCGACCAAGGCCATTTCTTCTACCAATTCGGATTCACCTCCGACACCTTGGCTCCCTATTCGCAGTACGACTGCTTTAGGCTGATTATCACGCAGGATTATGGTTGCAGTTCGGATATGCAATACTGCATTACCGAAACCTACAAATGGATTACGGACACTTGCAACACCATCCGTGTACTTGCGTCACAAGATGTCACAGACGAGAAGGGTGCTTGTGCTTTTGGCTTTCAGTATCCACCTTCGGGGGTGTTCACCGGGGGATTCTTCCACCGCACCCGAATCTATGGCGAACTGAGGAATCCGCAGTTTGATGGCGAGATGGTATCCTATCAGGATAGCGCAGGGAGGAAAAGGGTGGTGTATGCGGAGAGCAGGGAGTTTATGGAGATGGCGGTGAACCTATCGCCCAAGTACGTCCACAACTTCCTTCGCTTGGCTTGCAGGCACGACATCTTCAACTTGAACGATAGCGTTCTGCCCCAGGCTGATTACTTCACTCGTTCGGAGACCTATTCACCGACTTGGATCCGCACCAGAACCGTTGCCCCTGCCTTCCTTGAGATTGAGGTGAAGGAGCAGAACTTACGGAAAGACCCTTGTTGCGATGGTTTGCCCGTGAATCCCGAAAACTGCGAAACGACTTGCGAGCCTTGCCCAGAAGAAGGGGAAGGTGGCTAATAATAGTTAATCCATAAAGTATTATCTTTGTCCTACAATCGTGCGATGTGGCCTGTCTGCCATATAATGACAAAACCTTAATCCTTTCAATTTCAATCAAATGGCTTATCTTGAATACGGTTGCTCCGTTTTGCCGAATCACGAACTTGTGCTTTGTGGCTCATACAACAGGGGTGGCATTTCTGCGATAGGTATTCTTGAAGAGGACGCTTTCGGTACCGGTGCGACTTTCGCTACTGCTGCCGATTGGAGCAATGGCGCAAAGTATTCTACTGCTCTTGCGGCCAATGACCTCAAGATTATCAAAAATGTTCGCGGAACTGTTCCTGACGCATCTCCCGTAGATGTGGACAATCCTGTTGGCTGTGGCCCGCAAAGTCTTTTGGCCGGGTTTGACTTCACCGCTACTTGGATGGATGCCAACACTACCGATGGAAGCATTGACTTTTACAACGCCCTGAACAAGCGTGTAACAGGCTTGATTCTGTACCTGTGTGGCTCCAACGAGGTTATGGTGATTACCAATCCTGTGAACTACGTCTGTTTGCCTGTGAACGTTCCGGCTTCTAACAAGGAGTTGCAGATGTTCAACTGCACAGCTCGTGCTTCGCTTGGTCCAGACCAACTACCTCAGAAATACCCTGCGCCTTCCAACGCAGACGCTATCTTCGGAGCGTAAGTGAACCTTCGGTAAACGAAAGAATCCTCGGCTAATAGTCGGGGATTTTTTTTGGAATAACCTATATTTGCACAAATGAGTGAACAAACCACGGGCATAGTGATAATGGCTTTTGGAAAGCCTGCCTATCACGAAATGGCGTATAATTTCGCCTTATCGGTCAAGCACTTTGACCGAGACCTCCCCATCCAACTGATTTGCGACAAGAACGATGTTCTCCTCGGCCACAAGTATTGGGTCTTTGACATCGTTACGCTGATTGACGAGCAGGACATTTACACCGTAAGCGGATTCAGTCCTGGCAGAGCCAAGACCCGAATTGACAAGTATATGGCCTTTGACAACAGCCTGTACTTTGATATTGATGGGGTTGCGCTCAAATCGTTGAAGCCTTTGGTAGAGCATCTTCTTGCCTTACCCGAAAAGGGGTATTTCTATTCCCAAACAGCTCATTGGACTGACCCCCACGGCAAGACACCGATGGCGAGCCTAAAGCAAAACGGTCCTGATTTTCCTGAGATGCAATGGGCAACGCTTGATGTCATTTGGGAGTATCACGAACTACCTGATGATGCTATGGTTACGGCCATAAACAGCTCCTTTATGTTCTTGCGTAAGGGGGAGAAATTGACCGAGTTCTTTGAGCAAGTAAGGGACAACATTGACAATGGTATCCCGGTAGAGAAGTTGAAGATGCCCTGGGGAGGCACATACCCCGATGAACTTGCTTTCAACATCGCCTGCGCTCAGTATCGCATTGATCCTTGGTGCGGGTTGAACCCCGTTTATTTTCAGTTCGGGACATCAATGAACAGGGAGCGCGTTGAGTTTGCCTATGCAAACTATTACATTTTGGGTCTTTATGGGGGAGAAGGTTTTTCTCACAACTCCATCTGGGAGATGTCTTGTAACCTTTTGGGGCAATACCACGCCAATATGGGGTTGACCCACGAATACAAATGGCATACCTTGGCAAGGCAGAAACACGCAGGTCAGCAAAAGCAACTGATACGATGGAAATAGGAGGTTTCGTTTCAATCATAACGTCCTGCAAGGGCAGGATGCACCATTTGGAGGAGGCATTGCCTACTTGGACAAGTCAATTTGGGGATAATTACGAGATTATTGTGGTGGATTATGGAGACCCCGACAAGAGTGCGGATTACGTTGAGGAGCTTAACGACCCAAGGGTTCGGGCGGTAAGACACGAGGCCGAAGGCTTTAACTTGAGCCACGCAAGGAATCTTGGAGCGTTAGCGGCCTCACCGAAGGCAGATACTTTCCTTTTTATGGATGCAGACGCATTGATGACCAACGATTCGTTTGTGAACTATCACAGGCAGAAGGTTATGGCGGGAGGCACGTTTGTAACAGGTTGGGGCTTTGGCGATGGAACGGGGTGTTGTATGGTGTGGAAAGAGTTGTTTCGCAGGGTAAGAGGATACAACGAGGTAGTAGATGGATGGGGATTTGACGATGTGGACTTCTATTGGCGCATTGAGGCTCAAGGCTTTGAGCAAAGGGCATTCCACAATGGTATAAAGACCCTAAAACACGATGACGAGGACAGGGTTCGTTTCTATGCCAATAAGGATTTGGCAAATACAAATATGCGAAACCACAAACTAATTCAGAGAACCTTTGTAAGTTGCATCCCAGAAAACTTTTGATATGAGCGTTAAGGTCAGAGCGATATGTAATTGGACCGACTCCACAGGACTGAACCAAAGGATTATGGAACAATCGCTTTGGAAGGAATCCGATGGCATTGAGTTCGTGGATGACGATTCCTACGATTGGCTTGTGGTGTTCAATGACAAGAGAGGCGCAGAGCCAAGAGTGCCAAAGGAGAGAGTTATTGGCTTCATCCAAGAGCCACCCGACCACGATTTTTTTGATAGGAATATCGGATCGTACTGCTCCACCGTTTATACCTGCGCTCATCCATCCACCTACGGCATCCAAGGCAACTTGGTTGGCTTCCCTTGTGGGATGTTCTACCATATGGATGGTCCTTTGAAAGACTATCTCAAGGACTCCATTGCCGACCGCAAAAGCAGGGTATTGAGTATGGTGACGAGCGGTATCTCCCACGGCTTCTACCTGAACCGCGTTAAATTGGCCAGAGAACTTGCACAGACGGCCTATGCCGATGTTTATGGGCGTGGCCTTGGTCTTGGTAAGGGCGAGTTGCAAAACAAGGCTGACGGCCTTATTCCGTACCGCTATTCGGTGTGTATGGAGAACGGCATTTGGCAGGGCTATATCTCCGACAAGATTATTGACGCGATTCTATGCCGGGCCATCCCAATTTATGTAGGCGCACCCGATGTCCTTGAGCATATTCCCTTTGCCTTCAACATAAAGTACTACACGAAGTCTGCGTTGGCCAAGGAGGAGATAGGTGGTATTATTGCATCGGCATCGCCCCAACTGATTCTTGAGCAGATGAATGCGTGGGTTCGCAAGTATGCCGAGGAGTACACGATTTATTCAAAAATCAAACAAACAATTTTAAATCAATAAGTTATGCACCAACAACAAGTAGATTTCATTAATGTCGTAAAGGCAGGTTTCCCCGAAATGTTCAAAGGCAAGAAAGTCATTGATGTCGGCAGTCAGGATATTAACGGAAGCAACTTGCAGTTCTTTGAGGATTGCGACTATCTTGGTATGGACATTGGTGAAGGCAAAAATGTTGATGTGGTTGCCTATATCCACGAATGGATTGAGCAGACCGATGAGCGTTTTGATGTCGTTATTTCAGGTGAAATGCTTGAACACGATAAATTTTGGAAGAAAAGCATTAAGGCTATGTACAAGGCTTGCAAGCCTGGTGGCCTCATTGTAATAACCTGCGCTGCTCCTGGAAGGCCAGAACACGGCACGAAGAAATCCGAAGGATGGAACTCTCCTTTCACTACCGATTATTACCGGAACATCTCCAAAGAGGATTTGGAATTGGCCTTGAAGGGATTGCCATTTGAGAAATGCGAAGCCTCAATTCAGGGTTGGGATTTGTACTTCTGGGGCATTAAAGCGAAGTAGTGTATATCGGCATAACCACATTCAAGGAGAGATTTCACTCTCATTTTGTTCCCTTGATGAATGATTTGAGGGGGATGAATGTCATTGTGGCCGTGAATGCCTCCAACGGCAAAGGTTTGGACAACGAATACCGCAGGGAAATGTTGAGTTTCCTTGCGACCCACGATAATGTAAGTCCGATTTTCTACCAAGAAATGCGTGGCCTTGCAAAGATGTGGAATGATCTTGTGGTTCACTCTCCGACCTCCCATATCTTGATTTTGAACGATGATTTAAGGGTGAGCAACGCTCAGGCTCTTATGGATAGGGTTTACGAGATTTCTACCACAAGGGCGAATATGTTCACCTTAAACGGTTCTTGGTCGCATTTTGTGACTTCAAGAAGGACGATGATGGAGTTGAATTGGTTTGACGAGCGGTTACTTGGCTTTGGTGAGGAGGATGGTGATATGATGTACCGGCACATTGACGCGTATGGATTTATGCCACCATCGTTTGATTGCTCCCACATTCATAATGTTTCAAGCGATGTAAGAGATAGCGGGGTTAGACCTGGGGTTGCGAAGTACAGCTTATTCAATAGGGCATTCGCAGGGTTCTGCGAACACGACATTCCGATGCTACCAAAGAAATATGCTCCCGACCACAATGGCATTCAGGCTATGTTCAATGTGCCTATGAAAGCGCAGATTGAAAACAAGACACAATATCCTTACGAAGAGTTCTTTGACGCATACAAAGGATACCTATAAATGGTGTAATTTTGAGTATAAATTCCATCCCAATGTGCAAGTGCAGAGGCGGTAAAAAGCGATAGTTATGACAACTGAACAGGTCAAGCCCTTGTTGGACCATATCATTGCCGAGTACAAGAAGTACGAGGTGAAGAAGAAGTCTGACAAATTCTACATTCCTGACTTCTACCCGACCTACAAGGCGTGTGTGGAAATGGAGATGCGACTTCGGATCCACTCCGATTACGATGCTTTCCCTGAAAGGCTGTTCAAGGAGAAGGCTCCTAACGAGCTTCCCCACGAGTTCAACTACCGCAAGAACATCTACAAGCCCATTACCGTGCCTTATTTCCACAAGGCCGTGAACATTGCCGGGCGTGTATGGAATCGGCAGAACTACGAGCTTCGCTTTGACAACGTGGAGCAGGAAAGGTATTTCACCCAGGATTATCCTCGGTTCACTTCGCTTGAGAACTACTTTCAGCAGATTGTGACCTTTATGACCTTGACCGACCCAAATGCGGTCTTGGCGGTGATGCCTGACAATCTGCAATACTTTGAGGACGGCACGTTCAACGATACCGTTGAAACAACGCCTGTGGCTCATTGCTTTCACTCCAAGAGGGTGTGGGCGTGGAAGGAGAAGGAGTATGCAATTATTAAGGCCGATTACGGCTCGGAGGTTGAGAACGGCAGAGGCAAGTCGGACGATGGCTTGGTGTTCTTCATCTTTGACAAGAACGAGATACAGATAGCCAAGCAGATCGGTAAGAAGGCTGACTACGAGTTTGAGGTTGAACTGTACTATCGCCACAATATGAACAAGCTGCCCTGCACTCGTTTGGGGGGCATTTCGGTTCAGGAGCAAGGCGATTACTACTACCAATCGTTCTACACCCCTGCCATTCCTGCGTTAGACCAAGCGGTATGCGATTTCAGTACCTTGCAGATGTCCAAGTACAGCCACGCCTTCTTGCAGAAGTGGGAGTATGTGGACGAATGCGACAAGTGCAACGGCTCTGGGCAGGTTGAGGAGGCTTTAGGCTTTGAAGAGAAGGTTGCGATTGCGTGTTCCAACTGCGGTGGATCGGGTACAAAACGGATGTTTGGTCCGATGTCGGTCTATCAAGTGCAGACCCCGAATCGTTTTACAACCGAGGTGGAAACGAAGGTGAACATTCCCCCTGCCGGATTTATTGACTTGGATCCGCAAATCCTTGACTTCTTAAACAAGCAGGTCATTACGAACATTCAGATGGGCTTTGAGCTTTTGTCCATTGATGTAATGAACAACGAGAAGATTTCGGGAAGGGAAACTGCCACGGGTAAGGCCATTGACCGGGAAGAGTTGTATTCTTTCCTTCTTCGCTTTGCCAATACGGTCTTTCACGACTTTGAGTTTGCTATCAATACGATAGGGGTGATGCGTTATGGCGAAGGTTTTACGATGCCTGCCTTGAGGTATCCGCAGAACTTTGAGATGCGTACCGATGCGGAGTTGACTGCGGAGATTAAAGACGCTCCGACATTCAGCAAGGCGATGTTGGCACAACAGTATTTGGAGACCCGATTCCCCATTCAAGAGGAGAAATCAGCGATTATGAAGTTGTCGGTTCAGGCTGACCCTTTGTTCAACCTTGACACCAAAGACGTTTTGGCGTTGGTTGCTACGGGTCTTGTACCGAAGTGGAAGGCTATTCTGCACTTTGAATTGGAGTCTTTGATTCGCTCTGCAATTGACCAGAACGAACAGTTCTTGACGCTGACCTTGGAAGAGCAGAAAAACGCCCTTGCATCCCTTGCAAAGACGCTTGTTCCTGAAGAAGAGGAAAGCAGGTCTTTAACCTCACAAAATGTGATGTCTAACCGTACCGTTGTTGCCAATCCTCCTGTTCCTGCCGAGAACGAAGAAGAGCCTGAAGAAGAACCAGAACAAACTCAACAATGAAGAAATACCGAATGGATTGTCCTGCCGGTTCATACACGGCAAATAATTATTTTGCTCTTGGTTGGGCAATTTTGTCTCATCGTTTGTGGCATTTCTTTCAGGGCCACGGCTTTGTTGACTAACTTCGTTTTATGACTTTAGAAGAGATAGCGGCCTCCAAGCAGGAAGGCTTAGACACGATTGGCGAAGAGTTCGGCCAAAAGGTGGACAAGTCGCAAGATGAATTGCTCGTATTACTGCTTTTATTGCTCTCTCGGCTCTCCTATGATTCAGGGGGCAACCTTGTATCCTCCACCGACAATTACGCTCGTGTAGAGGCTTTAATGGCCGAATTTAAGGTAGCAGTATCGCGGAGCAGTTATTACGATGCGTTGGTGTTTTTGGCGAACAAGATTGACGCTCAGGCTGACCTGACCAAAGAGTATTACAAGAAGTTGGGGTTTGACCCAGGCTTGGCTTCGGAGGTAGGCTATGAGGAGCAGATGGCTTCAATGTTTGATGATTTGACCAATCTTGAGACGAATCTATATGCTTATATACGAAACTTCATCCTTGCGTCCATTGCTTCGGGTTCGTCTCGGTCTCTTTTGGAGGGAGGGTTGCAGGACATAATGGTAGGCGGTGGTACTGACAAAAAGGGTCGCTTATTCAATATGGCAGTCCTTACGGCAGACACGATGTTTGCGGTGATTGACCGCTCGTTCACCTACGCTTTGGGCAAGGCTTTGGGTATTAAGAAGTTCAGATACACAGGGGGATTGATAAACGATTCAAGGCCATTTTGCATTGCAAGGGATGGCAAGGTCTTTGATGAGGGGGCGATACGCTCGTGGGGAAGGTTGGGTGATTGGAAGGGAAAGATACCTGGCACGGACGAGGCCACAATTTTCATCTATTTAGGGGGTTATCGGTGCAGACATTGGCTTGTTCCGCAAGTGTAATACCCATTTTTGTTTATATTTGCAACATAAAACCAAAACCTATGAACGAAAGAACAACAGGCAGGGTTGTCCCTGTGCTAAGAGCCGATGGGGTGCAGATTCTTGTAACGATTGATATTGCAAGAAATACCGATTTCTTGAAGAAGTACGGTATGCGTGTGCTTGACGAGTCAGCATTGACAAAGACCTACGAGCCATTCAACGAGGTAATTCAGGATTTGCCTAAGCGTAGACCGATGCTCAAGCAGCAAGTTGAAGAAACCGTTGCCCCATTGACTACCCAAGAGATGATGGAACAAACCCCCGAAGTGCCAGACGAAGATTATGTGAGCGAGCAAGATGCCGAGGCAGAAATCAACCAAGTAACCGAAGAAACCAACCAAGCCACCAAAACCCGTAAAAAATGAGCATAGACCACAAAGAGATGGCCAAATGGCTGTTTGATCAAGAGAAGGAATTTGCCTCCCTTGACGAGTTCAAAGAAGAACTTGCGAAGAAGTATGTTTCTCGTGAAGTTGCCGTTGACGATGAGGACATCCGCAATCGTGTAACAGGCAAGACCCTTGGAAGCCTTGAAACAAAGTTCAAACGCGCCTTCAACTTGACCGAGGAGGATGTAAAGGGCAAGAAACTGTCCGACTTGTTTGAGGTTGCCCAACAACGTATCAATACGCAGATTGATGACTTGAAAGAGCAGGCTAAAAATACCGGCAAGGATGATGAGAGCTACAAAGCGCAGCTTGCTGAGCTTAAAAAGCAGAAGGGAGAATACGAAACCTTGGCAGGCGAGCTGACGCAAAAGTTGGAGCAGAAAGAAGTTGAATCGCAGAAAGCTATTGATAACTACATCATTAACCAAGAGGTGATGAAGATTAAGAGCAACCTTGCGTGGAGCGATTCGGTCAACCAATTCGCGAGAAAGGGATTTGACTTAGAACTCAACGAACGTTATATCTTTGCATTGTCGGACGGCAAGTTGGTGGTGACAGATAAAGGCGGGAACCAAATCAAAAACGATAAGGGAACCGGTTATTTGACACCTGAAGAGTTGGTTCGCTCGGAGGCTGATAAGGCTCAAATGCTCAAAAAAGCAGGAGATGCAGGAAGGCAAGAGAAAGAACCTATTCGGACAAACACCTCCAACAAAGAAGGCACTCGTGGTGAGCGTTTCTTGCACCCAAGGGCCATAAAGCATAGAGAAGAATTAAACGCACGATGATGTGTCGGGGGGGACAATAA